GAACATCGAGGCCGTTGCCATGAATGTTCCGTTGCCCGTATAGAGGTCGACACCATTATGGCAATTAGTAAATTTAGCGGCATAGCTTGGGACGACATAGCAGAAGTTGATGGCATTGCGAAAGCTAGCATTGCAGAAATTGGGGGCTCGGCCGCGCCGGCCACTGCTGGCGGCGCCACTACATGTGTTATTGGTTCGCAAGATGGATACTTTGCTTGGTCCACAGGCTCGGCCGATGGTTGGGCCGCCAGCACATGGCATTTTTATAGAACCGCTAGAACCGCTGATGATGTTAATGATCTTGATTATGGGTTAGATAATCTTGGCAATCCATTTTGGATGTGTACTATTAATAAAACCGCACGTCCTACCTATTATTCTACTTCATCGGTGCCCAAGACGGGTTCTAACTGGGGCGAACAGAATACTATCGGCAAAACCGGCTACGGCATAACATATGGTATCAACGCCAATGCTGGCATTGCAAACTGGGTTGTGACTGGAGATGATTGCAGAATAGCAGAAGTTACAAATAACCCGCCCGAAACAGCCGGCAACTGGACGAAAACGAACAGGATGACTAGCGGGTTCTCCTCTCGTGCAGAGGTACGAGATGTGGCCTTTAACAATGATGGTGATAACCCCATCTTTGTTGCTGTGACAAATAATGGTCGTATTGCTAGCAGCCCTTCAGCCGCCGATGGAACGTGGACGGTCAGACAAGCAGCTGGTGACACCGACACTGCCCTTTGGCGTGTAGCACACGGAAATGGGGTATGGGTTGCTTGTGGGTACTACGGGAATATGAAGCATATGACCGGCTCGGCAAACGGTGAAACGTGGGGAACCATGAACTTGCCATCCGGCGATCCCACCAGGACGATGTATGGAGCAGCAAATGATGGCGGCAACAACTGGGTTATGGTTGGCGCCCTCGGATATGTTTGGAGAAGTTCAGATAATGCGGTGTCATGGACAGAATCACAAATAGCCAATAGCGAGGACGGTAATTCAACTATATATGACGTGGCCTATGATGGTGCGGGAACATGGGTTGCCTGTGGTCAGGCCTCTGAAATATGGACAAGCACAGACAATGGCGCCAATTGGACAAATTTAATTGACGTGGCCGGCGACTGGGCCTATGATGCATATCAAAATTTCATGGCTATCTCGTTTAACAGGATAGCATAGGAACAATTAATACATGGCGTTGGAACGAGGTAATCAATTATGAAAACAGTAACACAAGAAATCGCTGATTACGTTAATCAAATTATTTGTTTGCTTTCCCGACAACATGTGTTATAATTAATATGACATCGAGAGATGTCGCTTGTTAAAATAAAGAAAAGAAAAATAAAGACAAGTAACATAACAAAGATAAGGAGAAACGTTATGGCAAAAGCCAAAGCGGGTCGTGTATCTATGCACGACCTAATGAAATTAGTGAATAAAAAAGCCGGCAGAGAGGTGGCCCATGATCTTACCGGTGATAACCCAACAGAAGTAAAAGAATGGATTCCAACTGGCTCCCGCTGGCTTGATTCTATTGTTTGCAAGGGCCGCGTAGCAGGTATACCAGTAGGCAAGGTCACAGAGATTGCAGGGTTACAATCCACCGGCAAATCATATATGGCAGCTCAGGTTGCGGCAAACGCCCAGAAGCAGGGCAAGCTTGTTGTTTATTTTGATTCTGAGTCAGCTATCGACCCAGATTTTTTAGAGCGCGCAGGGTGTGATCTAGAGCGATTAATGTACATTCAAGCTAGTTCCGTCGAGTTTGTTTTGGAGACAATTGAAGAACTTCTTGGGGCGACTGATGATCAGTTAGTGTTTATTTGGGATTCTCTTGCCTTCACGCCCTCAGTTTCCGATGTAGAGGGAGATTTTAATCCACAATCAACAGTTGCCACAAAGGCACGTATCCTTGCCAAGGGGATGTCAAAGCTTGTAATTCCGATTGCAGACAAGAAGGCGACATTCATTGTCTTAAACCAGCTTAAGACAAATATTCCCCATGGCCCAATGGCGCGCCAAATTGCAATGACAACGCCTTATATTACACCCGGAGGCAAGGCAATGCACTACTCGTATTCTTTGCGTATTTGGCTTACTGGCCGCAAAGCTAAGGCAGCTGCAGTGTTAGACGAGAAGGGTTTTAAAATTGGCTCTGAAGTTAAGGTGAAGCTAGAAAAGTCTCGCTTTGGCACAGAAGGCAGAAATTGTACTTTTCGTATTATGTGGGGAGTACAAGATATTGGTATTCAAGATCAAGAATCGTGGTTTGACGCTGTAAAGAGTTCAAAGCACTTGGCCTCTGCCGGCGCATGGTATACTCTTACAATGGGAGATTATACAAAGAAATTTCAACCATCTAAGTGGACCGAGCTTGTCAAAACTGATCCCGAGTTTCGTACAAAGATTTTGGAGCTTATGGACTTGGAGGTGGTGCAAAAATTCGATAAACGTGAAGGTACCGCCGCCGACTTCTACGATGATGAAGAAACGGCTGCGAAGTAATATAGGCGATCACATTGAATAACAACAAAAGAGTATTAATTGTAGATGCCCTCAACATGTATCTGAGAGCCTATATTGTAGATCCAAGCTTATCGCGCCATGGACAGCCCATAGGAGGTCTTAAAGGTTCTCTAAAGATTTTACAAAAGCTTGTAAGAACAACAAAGCCAGATAATATTATAATAACATGGGATGGGCCGGATGGCTCCCGCAAGCGAAAAACCATGGACAAAAATTATAAGGCCGGCAGAAAGCCCATCCGGCTAAATCGCGCATTTCACAATCTCACAGATGACGAAGAAATGCAGAATAAAATTTGGCAGCAAAGCCGTCTAATCGAATATCTAAATGAAATGCCGATTATGCAAACTATGTTGCCAGAGATTGAAGCGGATGATGTGATCTCTTATGTATGTAGCATGGAACACTACAAGGGCTGGCAAAAAATTATTGTTTCTAATGATAGGGACTTTATGCAAGTTTGCGATGAAGAAACGGTTCTATGGCGCCCCACAAAGGACGAATTTTTAAACATAAATCGTATAGTAGAACAGACTGGTGTTCATCCAACCAATATGGCACTCGCAAGAGCAATTATTGGCGATACCTCTGATAACCTCCCCGGCGTTAAGGGTGCGGGATTCGCCACGGTAGCTAAGCGATTAAGCTTTCTATCGGAAGAAAAAACTTATACTATTGATGACGTAACTGGGTATTGCGCCGAGCAAGCAGAAAATAACAAATTAAAGTTTTTTTCTAATATTTGCGAGAATAAAGATCTTATTGAACATAACTATAAAATGATGCAGTTATACGCTCCCCAGATGTCGATTCAGTCTAAAATGCAAGTTAAGGAATCTATAGAAAACTTTGAATTTACCTTTAATAAAACAGGTATTCTTAAGATGATGATTGATGATGGCTTTGGTGAACTAAATTGGGAAGATCTTAAAGTTCACTTAAACAAAGTCGTTAATGAGTGTGTTGACAATGCAGTCGAATAAAGTTTGCGCTCGCCTTGACTTTAGGCCATCAGAGGTTATATTTATTACACAGAAAAGAGGCGTAAGATGCTTTCAGAAAAAGTAGACTTTGGAAGGTATGGCAAGACCTTTCAAGAAGGACTTGTTCAATTAATATTTGAGGACCGACCATTTGCGGATCAGATAACTGAAGTGCTCGACGTAAGCTTTTTAGAATTAGAATATCTACGTGTATTCGTTAGTAAAATTTTGCATTATCGTGCAAAATATGCTAAGCATCCATCGGCTGAGGCTCTAATCACCATTCTTCGCACCGAGCTTGACAGCGAAGACGAAGTAGTACAGCAGCAGGCCCGCGATTATTTTGCGCGCATACATTCAAAAGAAATCAGCGAAGTCGATTATATTAAAGAGACTTCATTAGAATTTTGTAGAAAGCAAAAATTAAAAGAAGCGATGATCGAGTCAGTAAATCTCTTGCAATCGTGCTCCTTTGACGAGATATCTACAGTAATCAACGACGCGTTAAAGCTGGGCTCAGACAACAATTTTGGTTATGATTATCTAGCTGATTTTGAAGAAAGATTCAAACCCAAATTTAGAAAGCCGGTCACTACTGGATGGAACGAAGTTGACAATATATGTAATGGCGGCCTAGGCAAAAGCGAGCTTGGAGTTGTAATCGCCCCTACCGGTGCCGGCAAGAGTATGGTTCTGGTGCACCTAGGGGCACAGGCCCTGCAAGAGGGCAAAAACGTTATTCACTATACCCTAGAATTACAGGACACAGTTGTCGCTTCGAGATACGATAGTTGTATTACTAGCTATCCACTTTCTGAATTGATTAATTTTAAAGATGATGTGTATGAACAAGTAAAAAATATCGATGGCAAACTAATCGTGAAAGAATATCCCACAAAATCTGCCACAACTAATACGATAAAAAACCACCTTTCAAAGCTTTTAAAGCGAGGGATTAGACCAGATGTGATTTTAGTTGATTATGCGGATTTGTTGAAGCCCGTGATTGTGCGCAAGGAAAAGAGAAATGAACTGGAGTCTATATACGAAGAATTGAGGGCAATATCACAACATTTTGAATGCCCAGTGTGGACAGCTTCGCAGACAAATCGCTCTGGTTTAAATGCCGAAGTGATCACGATGGAGCAAATTTCGGAAGCATTTAATAAGTGTTTTGTCGCAGATTTTATCTGCACAATTTCGCGAACTATTGAGGACAAACAAAAAAATCAGGGCAAAATGTTCATCGCCAAAAATAGAAATGGACCCGATGGGATGATCTACGACATATTTATGGATACATCGAATGTTAGTATTAGAATACTTCCAAAGAGGCCAGGCACCATAAACGCAAGCATCCCGATAAACCCGTTGCCTGTAACAGCCAAAGAACAGAGAAATATACTGCAGAGCAGATACGAAAAATTTAAAAATATAAAAAGGAACAGCGCAGAATGAGAACAATTGACAACATCAGAAAATTTAAATTATCAGACACATTTATTGAACAATATAGAGAAAAAGAGGTTCCGTGGGGCCCCCTTGGCTACGTTACATTTAAGAGAACATACGCTCGCCGCCTCAGCGAATTTGATTCTGCCGCGTCCGGCACTGAGGAGTGGTTTCAAACTTGCCGACGTGTTATCGAAGGCATGTTTAATATGCAGAAACAACATGTGTTTCTTTTGGGCCTAGAGTGGAATGACAACAAAGCACAGAAGACTGCCAAAGACGCATATGATAGGCTTTTTAATTTAAAATGGACACCACCCGGCCGCGGCCTTTGGATGATGGGTACAAAATTTATCGAAGAGCGCACGGCTGCTGGATTATTTAATTGTGCGTTTCGTTCAACAAAGGAATTGGCGTCAAAGGGAGGGTATTTATTTGCTTGGATGATGGACGCATTAATGGTCGGCATTGGCGTCGGCTTTGACACCCTAGGTGCTGGCACAACAGCCGTTAAAGAGCCTCAGTGCACAAACGATGTTCATGTTATTGACGATTCACGTGAAGGGTGGGTGAACTCTGTAAAATTATTGCTTGACGGGTATATATTCGGCGCTCAAGTCCCTAAGTTTGACTACTCGGCGATTCGCCCGGAGGGCGCCCTCATTAAAGGATTTGGAGGTACATCCAGCGGCGCCACGCCGCTCATTGAGTTGCACAAAAATTTAAAAGAGCTTTACAATAGTCGTATTGGACAACAAATCACATCTGTCGATATTGTAGATACAGAAAACCTTATCGGCCGATGTGTGGTGGCCGGGAACGTCCGGCGATCTGCAGCGCTAGCAATGGGAAATTATGATGATTTTCATTATTTAGAAATGAAAAATGATCAAGAAAAGCTTTATCACCATAGGTGGGGATCAAACAATTCCTTTAATGCAGTAGTGGGGATGGACTATACATGGCATGCCGAACAGAGTCAAAAAAATGGCGAGCCCGGATATATTTGGCTTGATAATGCACGCACAAGAGGGCGAATGATTGATTCTCCCCGCGATGACGATAGAAATGTTATGGGGTTTAATCCATGTGTGGAACAGCAATTAGAAGACGCAGAGCTTTGTTGCTTAGTTGAAACTTTCCCTGCCAAACATGATACATTTGAAGACTATCTTAAGACTCTTAAAATTGCATATCTTTATGGAAAAACAGTAACATTATCAAATACACACTGGCCCGAAACAAATGCAAAAATGCTTAAAAATCGTCGCATTGGCTTGTCTCAATCTGGAGTTATTCAGGCATTTAATAAACACGGTCGCCGAGAAATGTTTAATTGGTGCGACAAGGGATATGAACATGTTAAACAACTGGACGAAGAATATTCAGATTGGCTGTGCATTCCGAAGTCTATCCGCATGACCTCTATTAAGCCATCAGGGACCGTCTCGCTTTTAAATGGCTCAACGCCCGGAATCCACTTCCCGGAAGATGAATATTATATTAGAAGAATTCGGTTTTCAAAAGATAATGTAATGCTTAAATCTTTGGCAGAAGCAGGCTATAATATAGAAGATGACAAGTACTCTCCGAATACCGTATGTGTAGAATTTCCGGTACATGAGCCATATTTTCAAAAGGGAAAGCGCGACGTCTCAATGTGGGAACAACTTGAGATTGCCGCTCAATATCAACATTACTGGGCAGATAACTCAGTTAGTATTACAGTAACTTTTAAGCCAGAGGAGGCTCACCAAATCAAAAGTGCCCTAGAGATGTATGAAACTAGATTAAAGGCAGTTTCCTTTTTAAAATATGAAAAAACTGGCTATGAACAGGCCCCTTATGAAGCAATTACGAAAGAAGAATATGAAGAAATGTCTTCGCGAATTAACCCTTTCGCCAGAATTATTTCAAATGGTGGTGTTGGAACAAAGTTTTGCGATGGAGAATCTTGCACAATTTAAAGGAGACCGAATATGTTTAAACCAGTTAATCGTTATGTGTTGGTTGAAGATATCACAAAGAAAAAGGAACAAGAGACGCCCATGGGCATATTGTTGCCCGATGACTATAAGCCAACCGAAGAGAGATACGTATCTCTTAGAGTGATCGACCACGCAGACGACATCCGTTTTCAGTTATCCACAGGTTCGATAATTATTGTTGATCGTAAGATGATCGAACAAATAACTGTGGATAATGGGAAATATTCTATTGTACAAGATAATTATATTGTGGGCATAGTGAATGTTTAGGATACAAAATGAATGGATAAGAATTTTTATAATGAAGCCTCATCGGCAAAATTGGGATGGGAGCCTTCATGGTTCGGCGAAAGATTTTTTGATGATAAGCTAACAAGAGCAATTAAAAAATGGCAGAAGGCTCGGGGACTCTCCGGCGATGGTCTTTGCGGCCCGATGACTTTCCGTCGTTTGTGGACTGAGCGCCAACAACACATTGATGAGCATGTTCCCGACGATTGTCAATATTCAAATTATATTGTCTACAATGGCAGCTTCACGCCGATTGAGTGGGACAAGGTTGTTTTGTGGCCTGAGCGCGGCGGCTTAAAGACGCGCAAAGGCAATTACTACGACTATACCGGCCGCCCCAAAAGAAAAATTCGTTATTTTGTAAATCACTGGGATGTGTGCCTTTCCTCTACATCTTGTCAAAGAGTGTTAGATAAGAGAGGAATTTCTGTTCATTTTCTTATTGACAATGACGGCACAATTTACCAAACGATGGACATACAACATGCTGCATGGCATGCCGGTTCCGAGAGGACTAACCGCCCTTCAGTCGGTGTAGAGATTACGAATGCATATTACACAAAATATCAGGAGCGATATGTGAAAAGCGGCCACGGCGAAAGGCCCATTATTGATGATGCATGGGTTCATGGCCACAAGCTTGATCCGTTTCTGGGCTTTTACCCGAAGCAGATCGAAGCTCTTAAGGCGCTTTGGAAAGCTATCCATGCGGCTGTACAAATTCCATATCAAACGCCTCTTAACCAATTTGGTAACACTTCGACCAAATACGAACAAGAGGTGGCCTATGGAAAATACGAAGGCTTTGTTAGTCATTATCACATAAGCAAAGGAAAGATTGATTGCGCCGGCTTAGACATTAAGACACTTTTAGACGAAGTAAAATATGACATTGATATTCTAGATAAGATAAAAAACAGCTAATTTTAGACTTTCCCTAGTTATTACATGGGCTTACTCTTGGCTGTATTATTAAGCTGCTTTGTTCCTCAGCAACAGTCTTCGTATGCTGTTAAAAATATATCCGTTGTTGAAACATTTGCAGTGGGCGCCCCAACCCAGAAGGCTGCTTGGAAGATGAAGCCCGCAATAAGAGTTTGCAGTAGCACAAAGCTCTCAATTATTAGAGTAGAGAGGGCGGTTAAATATTGGGAGATACTAGGATACGAATTCGATGGAATTGGCATGGATTATAATATAAACTGCACGCAGCCTAAATACGGCGAAATTATAATAACACTGCCAGAAGGCAATATCGATCCAGAGCACCTGGCCGCAACAAGAATTTATACAGTGACTGGAACATTAAACATTGCAAAGGCGAAAATTTTTATATATCCCAAAGAAGTGCGCAAACAGAGAGTCGTAGAGCATGAAATAGGGCATGCTTTGGGGTGGATGCACTATAGTCAGAAATCTCACATAATGCACCCTATTTGGCATCTTGGCGGTTTTGGCGCATCCGGGCTAAGGAAATGAATTGATTGAGTATGATAAAATAGTAATTGGTAGTTCATTATCGGCGGTTTTATATGCATTCAACAACAAATATCCCATTTTTTTTGCCGAGGAGCGGCGGCCGTTTAGATTTGATTATTTCGAGCCAGCGTTGGACTTATCTTGTCTTAAAATTCCTGGAGCTGCAAAAAGTTTAACGACGTTTGAGGGCAAAAAGAAAGTTGGTGTTGCTAAGGAGTTGCTGTGGGAAAGGCTGCTTTTCTTATTGTCTCTTGATGGGAAAGTCCCGCTTTCAAACATGTGTCACAACATACGATATGCTGATGACTCGATAATCTGTTCAAATGAGTATTCTAAGATTGCGGAAATAAAGTTTAATGAATGTTTTTATTTTGGAGATTCGGCCGGTTTTGGCTTCACAAAAGAAAAAGTTCTTGCTAATAGGCGATATGTATGCTATGATTATATAGCATTTCATCGAGGTGGTAAGCACGATATCGATCATATAATGACGCAAGATGACTTTATTAATGAGACGTGGTTTTACTCTTCTGATAGAATCGATGGCAAAACACCAGTAAAAGACGCATGCGCAAGGTCAATTTTAACAGAGGAACAGCTTATAGATTTTAATTTTTCTGAGACCATGGCCAGATTTAAAGTTGTTAACGAGATGGAAAAAAGAGGCATGAAAAGCGTCTTCAATGGCTATAGTCCCACTGGGCGCCCAAAATATTATAAATTTAAAACATCGACGATTGAGCGCCAGAAGAGATGTCTACAAGAAGAAGATTGTATTGAATCCGACAATCTAAAGGTGGCACAAGCCAGTGAATACGAATTGCTCACAGAGCTTAAGGAAGCCTCTTTTCAATATAATCAATTTTTAGATAACTTATGAGTAAGCATATTCACATGGCTGGAATAATACCTATTGCTAATTTTGAAGACAATTTTGGCATGGACTATCCTTCGTGTTTGTTGCCTGTGGACGCATCTTTTTCAATGATTCAAAAATCTGTATTTGAGTGCGCAATTGCAGGCTGTCAGACTATATGGATTGTCGCAGATGATGATATGGCTCCAATTATTCGAAAGAGAATTGGCGAATGGACATATGATCCGGTTTACTTTTATAGAAAAGAGAAGTTTTACAAAGACTTGAGAAAGGAAATTCCAATATATTATGTGCCAATTCTGCCAAAAGACAGGCAAAAAAGAGATTCATATGGGTGGTCCGCGCTATTTGGGATGCATTCGGCATGGTACGTCGCCTATAGGTTATCAAAATGGATTATTCCAGAAAAGTACTACGTATCTTTCCCGCATTCTGCGTTTAATATTTATACTTTGAGAAAGGAGAGGCCAAACATTTTGCATCATAAAAATAATTTCTTTTTGGAATATGAAGGAAAAACTGTGAAGGATGATCAATTTTTATCATTTACTATGTTTGGCGAAGATTTTAAAAAATGTCGACGGCACATTAACAAGGAAACAACCCGAACATATTATAATTTAGAAGAAGGTGAACAATATCCTTCTAAAAAGCTGCCTTTGCGCGAACGATGGTCTGCAAGGAAATTTGATTTTTCAACAATATTCTGTGAGATTGATGAGAAGAGTGCCACAAAAAAAGCTTTAGACTGGCATTATAATTTAAATGATTGGACCGGTTATCGGGCGTACTTGGGGAGCGAAAACTTCATACAAAAGCCTGCAGACTCCTTGACAAAGCCCCACCATCATGATACATTATGTAATGATAGGGAGGACAATGATGAGTAGAAATCAATCTAACATTAAGTTTGTCGGACTACACGCGCATAGCGTGGCAGGTTCTATTTTTGATGCGATTGGGTATCCCCAAGCACATATGGATTTTGCATATGAAAACG